GTTATTGCTATACTTTGCGATAGCGAAGTAAGCGATGAAGTAGTAGCATAAGAACCAGTGCTAGCGATAAGTGAATTAACTTTACTATCATTACTTGATGTGTATGAGTTGAAGGAACTAGTGTTTAACTTCTGATTTATTTCTAATTGTTGAGAACCTGAATTGATTTCTAAACTAGAAACTCTACTATCATTACTTGATGTGTATGAGTTGAATGATGATGTGGTTACAAAAGAACCTGTGTTCACAGTTGTAACAGGTATTCCATTCACAGTTAATGAACCTGAGATGTTTATCTGAGTCTGACTTATTTGTAACGGACTATTCCCACCCAAACCGTCTTGAACTGATTGAAGGGTAGGTGTTAATCCTGTTGTTGAATCTGTTAATTTTAGTAATCCCTGATAGGATTCTGATACATATAGATTTGTTAATTGTCCCATAATTTATCTTAAATATTTTTATTTTATACGTTTTTCCAATGTGTGTTAACGTCTTTCCATAATTCAGCCAGTTCATACCATTTCTTATTTACGAATGGTCTTTCAGGAAGGTCACATCTGTTATAATCAAATGGTTGTGTTATTTGAAGAGTCATCGTCCATCCTGCAAGTACATCTTCATATCTTTCAAGGAATGGTTCAACACTAGCACCCCACTCTGATTCATAATCACTCAAGTATAGTCGAGTGAATATATCTTTAATTATCTCTAAAGTATCATTTAGTACATCTCTTTGGTTAGAATAATCTTGTTCCAATATGTCTGCAACTATGATTTGGAAATTATATGTTAATTGATTTTGGTCAAGTACGGTGTCATTTGGGATAACATACATACGAGGATACAAAGGTGCTTCATTGGTAATAATATCATTTGTTAATTGTTCAACGTTACCAAACCCAAATGAATTGATTTGTAAGTGGTGTATAGCCATTTCCTCTAAATCTTCTATAACTTGTTTATAGTTTACTAGATTGGTTGATGCAGGTAATACTAATCCTTCAAATGGAAGAACACATTCATTATAATCAAATGGTTGTTCTATTGTTATGTTAAGTGTCCATCCACCTAATACTGTTTCGTATTTCTCTAAGAATGGTGTAACGCTTGGTCCCCATAATGGGTCATAGTCCAATGTAAAACCACCGAACTCTGCTGTATATGATTGGTATAGGATTGTGAATACATCCTTGGCTATCTCCAATGTATCGGACATTACGTCACGTTGATTGGATAAGTCATCATTGATTTGGTCTAATATAATAATGGAAAATGTATATTGTAATACATTCTGGTTTAGGTTAACAGCTCCAGGGATTACATACATCTTCGTGTAGTTAGGTTCCATCTTTGACTCAACATCCATTGTTATTTGAGTAATGTCCCCAAATCCAAACGAGTTTATCTGTGGGTGATAGTAAGCTATCCCCGATAAATCCTGAACTATTTGTTTGAAATTAACCATATATTATAAAATATAAATTCTTTTATTTTGTATTATGAAATTTGACCCATTGCTTTCTTTCTATGTCTTTCTATTTCTTGGTCCTTTTGAATAAGGTAGGTAAGTTGATTAAGAATCTCAACCAACGACTTCCCGAAGGTTTCTTCGTGTTTTGATATGTCATCAAGAGTAACTCTGTTGATGATAGCAAACCATCCGAATCTTTTCTCAAAAGAAGGGTTCTTATCATTGTCCTGTTCTTCCATAAGAATTTTATTTTGGATTTCAGGGTCATCGGAGTATTCAAAGACTGAAGGGTAAGATCTGAGTACTTCTTTGCGAACTTGATAAAAAAAAACTGAGCCCCTATGAAGTACTTAACATTTAGTTTCTTCTTAAATAGTTCCGCTCGTTCCTCTAAACTATCTTGATTGTATTTCTCAATCTTAAAGTTGAATTCACTTATCTCATCTACAATTGGTCTATACATAATAGCCATTATGATGTGGACATAATCTAATATCTCATCACCTTTCTTTGTCATTAAAGTATCTAAGTCAGCGTACTCAGCAAAGGATAACTTCTTCCAACTTGGAATGAATCCATAACGAACACCACCCAACTCAAACTTATCCTCAAACTTTGGAACCTCTTGTGGGAACATTGACATTGCATAGTTAGCCAAGAAATCTATTTCATTGTATGGTGCCTCAAGTAGTTTCTCCACTGGTGCTCCTGTTAGAATGTTTAATAGTTTTGCTGCAAAGTACTCATCTGAGAATACTTCTTTAATCTTGAATATCTTTACATAGTTCTCAATATTAATAAATTGAGGTAATACATATTCAACTTCTTCTAATTCAAATTTAACTTCTTTCATATTAAAATGTTGCTAACGCATAACGACCTGTGGTCCTTTGTGTTTTTATTTCTGGTAACATTCTCATCATTAGACTATCTGATAAATCGGGAGACTTCCCAAGTATTCTTTTCATTTCATCTTTTGATTGTACTGCAACCTTATTATCTTTATCCATATCTTTTAATTTAACCGACAATAGTTCCTGTGTTAAATCATCTACTATTGATGGTTCTAATATGTTCAAACTTATATTACCTTCCTTAAACATATCTGCTAGTTTCACATAACATTGGGATTTAAGATTGGTAAAGTTCTGTCCGTATAATGGTGATGAGTTATTCACAAAGTTTGTAGCTCTAAGTAAATCACTGATACCTCCACCAACACCATCACTATCCACAATAACATTCTGTGGGTGTATTCCGTGTGATCTCATTATGTCCTGAATTTCGGTATATAATTCTGTGGTTGATAGTTTCTTATACACGTGACAAGATACGACCACTAGACCTATCCAAACAAACGCCACTGACCTGTCATCACCAAACCTTGCTACGTCCAATGTTAATATCTTCTTATCTTTTGGATTTGGTTCTAATTTAAATACTGAATTTGATATATATTCAAAATTAAATAAACTATCACTCTCTTCTAAATAATCCCAATCCCCTTCCAATAATCTTCTTCTTTGTTGAGGTGGTAACTCTTTTAACATTTCTATGTATGATGGTGGTAGAAATGGGTTGTCCATTGGTAAACTTGGGATGAATACTTTGTTCGGTTCCAATCTTTCCTGTATGAATGGTAGATAGAAGTCCTTCTTAATCCAATTGTTTGATGGGTTACAGGTCATTAAGACCTTTGGTGTTAGATTATATTCATTTAATTTATAACGTATACGGGATTTAACTATACTGAATGCTAGTGATGTTATCTGTGCAGCTTCATCAATGAAAGCTGCTGATATCTCCAACGAACCTAAAGAATCATAGTTTTGATCTGATGGGTTGTATGCTAAGTCCTTAAATATAATCTCTGATTTGTTATAGAATGTCAAGACATTACTTTGACCGTTAAAGTTATAATGTTGACCACTCTTTAATCCCATCATTGATAACAAATCAAATAAGGTATTAAGTGTTGTTAGTTTTAGTTGTGTCAATACTGAACGACCAATCAAACATCTAATACCTGTGTATTGTAAACATAGAGTTGTAATCCATAAACATCCCAACCAAGACTTACCTCCACCTGCACTACCACCGAATAACACCACGTTAGTAGTATTATCAGTTAGGTACTTCCAGGCTTCACTCTGTCTCTTAGTTGGTGAGATTGTTACGTTCATTAAGTTCTTGTTGTTTCTTAAATTCCTCTATCTCTTTCTCCAAGATATGTTTAGGTGTTCTTTTAATTCTGTTGAGTTCCTCTTGTTTAATTCTTTCGAATAATTTCTTTGTCTGTTTCTCAGTCATTCTTCTTTGTCTTCTTGCTTCTGATGCCATATTACTTTGTATGATATTCGTCTAGGTTATTAAAAAAATCCGTTTGTTCTTTTACTTTAGTTCCATATACTACTCCTTGTTTCTTTGGGTCTATCCCTGGGAATTCATAGTACTCCAATGTGAAACCATTATTCTTTAAAGTTTGTTCTGATACGAACTTTGTTGTTGGGTCGTGATACTCTATTGCTATATCCATCACAGATATGAATAGGGATGGATTTAAGGACGACAAATGTAGTTCCCCACCTTCCACATCACATTTGATTACATCGGGTCTGTAATGACCTAAGAACAACTCATACTTACCTTTACTGTCCATCATATCCATATGTTGGATAAATCTATCATCTTGTATATTCTGTTGAAACCATTCGTAAGATTGTTGTGAACCATCTACTCCGATAACTCTTGATGCTCCTTCTTGTAAGAAGTATACGGGTGTTGGTAATGAGTGGTCCCATATTCCGGAACCTAAGTCTAATACAACCTTTTCCTTTACTGGTAACATAAACCAGTGGTCGTGTGGGTCTTCACTTATTATTTGGTTTTTAATTTCCATATTTTTTTGTTTTAATTTTTTTCATATATAAAGTTATAAGCTGATAAATCTTCTACCTCGTTATTTATATTTACCTGAAGGTCCCATTCTTGTGTGTTGCGTTTGGTGTTAGAATCTGCTCTTCCTCTTTCACATTTCAATATCCAATCTTCTCTTGTTTTACTATAATAGTGGTTTATATATGCAACATCTGTTGGTCCACTAGGATTGAATGCTCCAAGGAATTTATTCCCATTAGTATCCATTGATTCTTTGTATGTGCAATGTGGGAACAACATAATTGGACCGACATTCTTATTTACAATTACTTTAATATGTTGGTCTATTTGTGAACTTCTTTTTGTAAACATCTTGATTAATGAATTACCTTCTCTCTTTTCAATACCTAAGTTTCCAAACATAAACCAATTCAATCCAATCACATCTGTTCTATCTTTATATTCTTCTATTAGTTCTTTAATGTTGTTATGTTTTTTTAATACAATATACTCATCACAATCGATGAACGCAATCCAATCGTATTCAGTGTTGTCCATTAAGAAGTGATTATATAATGGTACCTGAATTGTTGGACCATCACATATTCCTTTGGTTAAGAATGGTCTTTCCACATCTGTCCTCCAATCGTTTTGAAATAAAAAAATATGATCAAATCCTAACTTATGATTATAATCTAACCACTCTTCTAAGTAGTGGTCTTCAAATTTTGCTATAACACATATGGCTACTTTAATTGTGGACATATAATACCTTATCTATTTTCATAATTTTACCTTCAGGGAATTGTCTTAAGTAATCCTCAACGAAATACCAATCAGCCCATTCCTTATCTGTTTTTAATCTTATTTGTTTTGCGTTCTTTGTCTTGGTTACATAACATCCCATATCAATTGCTCCCAATCTTAATTCACAACTAATTGGTATATAATTCTTGTTAATCCAATTGTGTACCATATTCGTAAATATGAAATGTACCTTGGGTGTTAAATCTTTTAATACTTCTTCTACAAAGATTGGTGTGTAGTAGTTATCTTCCCCTGTCATTACCACCCATTGTTCTATTGACCTATCAACACCAATCTGTCTTGGTGTGTGTCCCCAATCATTATGTCTCTTATCTAAATAAGTCCATTGGATTCTTTCATCGTTGAAGAAGGATTCAATTTGTTTTAGTCTTGTAATAGTTTCTTCAGGTGAACCATCAACAATAACGTGTGCTCTCCATCTGTCTGATGTCTGAGCCATTAGTGAACCAAGTATGGTCACCAAATGTTCTGGTCTGTTGTAAGTTGGTATGATAAATTCTATATTCATTTGTCTATTCGTTTAATGGGGTAACTGTTTTCCGAAGTTTTTAGGGTGATAGATTACAAAAAAAATTAATCTGTTAAATTAATATTAATTGATATAGGTTCTCCTCCTGATGTTATATCTATCTTTCTTTGTTCAAGTCCATATAGTTTATTAATATCGGCCAACGTTTCTCTTTCTACTCTTTTATTGTTGCTCTCCCTCGCTCTTTGTAATAAGTCAAAATACCTCGATAGTTGTTCGGCAATGATTTCTTCCGTCTTTTCTTCAAAACGAGCTTTAAGTCTATTTTTAACGTCCGACCAAACAGATTCAGCAGCACGTTCAGTGATTCCCCATCTCTTTGCCCCTTGTTCTCTGAATTCAACCGAGTTAAGTTTTTCATACAATATCATTTCAAACGCTTCGGGTATTCTTTCTTCATAGGTGGTAGTGTTTGATTTTCTTCCACCCTTTGCTTTCTTTTCTTCCATTATATATTAATTTTTAAATAAAACCTTATGTAGTTACGAAATTTATTTAATTGATTGTTCTTACAACTAATACATCTTTCATATACAAATTCTTCGTTGAAGACTTGTCTGTATACTCCTGTGATTAATGGTTTAATTTCATCTCTTATACCATCTTTCTCAGTAATTGCGTAATACGCTTTAACAATGTCCTCACTATCAAATATCAATAATGGTTCATCTAGTTCAATAACTTCTGGTAATTCAGATAATTCTGGTTTCTTCTTACAGGTTTTACATCCTTTTGCCATATTACTGTTCGTTTAATTTATTTAATACGTTTGTCTTCATTTCTTTCTTTGCCTCTTTAATATACTTACCTACCGACGCTAGTGGTATGTTAGTCTTCAAAGATACTTTCTTGAGTGATCCTAACGTCATATACCATTCGAATAGTGATTTATGGAACCAATCTAATTCACACCACTCTGTTTCTAATATATCGAAAATAATTTGTTTTTCAAAGTCATCCTGGTCTTCAGATGTATTATGTAAATCAGTTAGTTCTTGATACTTGGATGATTCTCTTTTTACTTTGTAATAGAATGGTGATGTTTTGGAATACCAATTGATTCTCATTATGGAAACTATGTAGTACTTGATTTGATTATCTTCATACTTCCTTAGTTTAATTTCATCCTTATCATACAATTGGATTATTACTTCGTGTAATAGGTCCTGCGACAAGTTATGGTTCTTTGTGATAGTCTTAGCTATCCTTAGGAGTTGGTAATAGTTGTTCGTTATATAGACCTCAACTTCTTTAATCATTTATAAGTTTTCTAATTGAGGACATAACTTCACATACTTCGTATTCCTCATTTTCCTGATTTGATAAGATTGATGATTCTAATAACATATTTAGTACTGCTAATCTATCAAATTCTGGGTTTAGGGTTTTATCCAATATTGTTAACATACCATCCATTAGTGTTAGACATAGTTCTGTTCTATCATCTTCATTCATTGACCAGTAATCAATTGGTATTAATATTTCACCTACTTTGATATGTTTTGACAAATCTTCCATACGCTTGTTTCACTTACATTTAATACTGCCGATATCTTACCTATCGTGTAGTTCTTTAATCTATATTCAATAATCTTATCCTTAACTTCCTTTGGTATATTAGTTTTAATTAGTTTCCTTGTTGGAGGTTTTAATAGTGGAAATTTACCATCCTTTGTTTTCCAGGGCTCTTTATACCAAACACCATTTTCCTCATTAAATAAGTATCCAAGTAAAGTCATAAGTTCAAATACATTCTTGCGTTGATACTCATCTACATATTCATTGGGATTAACTTTTACTCTGAAAGAACCTCCATTCTCTTCTAGCCTTTCTCTAGCCTCCTTTCTACTTTGTTCTCTTTCACATTCCATACATTTGGTGAAAGCTTTATTCTTATATTGGTAATATTCCTCTAATGTTTTCCAAGTACTACATTTAGTACATTTCTTATAGTTGGGATTGTCTTTATAGATAAAATCAGGATTGATTGTTAACTGTGCTAGCATCTTTTTATTGAGTCTATATTCTTTCTTCTGCTCATTAGTACAATCCAAACAAATTTTCCTAGTTCTATTCTTTTGTTGGGTTGAGTGCCAATAAGTATAAAACTTTATTGGTGGCTTATCGATATGGCATTTAGTACATTTCGTCATTAATAAATAGTCTATTAAAGTGAAAAATCCTGCTAAGTTATGGAACACACTAGCAGGATTAATCTATATATTGGAAAACTTGTATATTAAAATATAAGAAAT